AATTCTAAGCCGCATCTTTCAAATGCCTCTTCAATGTATTCCGCAACATCTGGCTCAAAGTCTCTAGTTCCTGATGTGGCCATTGCTTAGTTTCCGTCTAGTAGTTCTTATGCATAGAACAAAGTTATAGAAGACATATGGACTGCAGAATAATCTAAGTACCCGCCTTCAAGAAACAATATCCCATCATCTGGTATATCAGGATATTCTGAACTTGAAGCAGAGCCTAGCGTATTAAACTGTAACCGAATAACGCCTGTCGTATTAGTTTCTCGAAAAGTAACAGTTCCAGCGGTTGCAGTGTTCACTGCATACATGCCTTTCAAACGAAACCTTCCCCTAAATATAGGAGCATTTATATCGTTTGAAGTGCCTGCGCTTACATTACCAGCAGGATCACCTACGGCTGTAATAGAAGTAACTGAACTATAGTGATTAGCACTAGTAGCTGCTCCAGCGTTTATCCCTGCAACAGTCTCAGTAACTGCTACATTTGTCGAGTCTACGCCTACAACGGTAAACGATATGCCAGAATCATTCCCAGCCGAAGTTATGGTAATCTTTCTTGCAGCATCTTGGATGTAAGGACTAGCCGTCAGCACAAGTGCAGCGTTATTAGCTACACCTGCCGCTGCCGATATTACCGTTGCATTAGCTACCGCTGAAGATATAAAAGTTGATTGAATGTCAGAAGACATAACCTAACACCTCTCTATGGTTGAATAGCGGTGTTAAACGCTTGTGCGTACATTACGGTGATACGGACAGACCCTGCATTTGTAGCAGCAGAAGCCGTTACAGTTAAACGTAGGTCTGAAGTGCCAATATTATTCCACGCTAGAGTTCCACCACCAGAAGTACCGAGCGGTTTAATACCAACAGTAGTACCTGATGCCAATGCATTTATAAACGTATTAGCCCCACCACCAACCTGACCAACACTAATGTTTGATGTAGTGTTTGCCGCTACAGCCATATCAACAATAATGTTAACAATCTTGGAATTTGCAGGGATTACGATATTTGTTACTACTGCTGCGAGTGCGCCACCCGCGAGGGTTTGAGTTGTATCTTGGCACATAACTACATAGCCTACGTTAGCTATGTCAGTACCTACAGTAGTACCTGTAGTGTTTCGGATGTTGCCAGCCCGGATTGGGCCGCTAAAAGTTGTATTCGCCATGAGTATCTCCTGTCGTGGCTAGTGTCAGGCACGGGATGCGCCTGTCAGGGATAGGGTATTTATACTACATAAAAAAGAAGGGGGCAAGATATGCCCCCTTCTTCATGGTTTCATGTGAAACCTTTTAAGCGCCTTGAGATCCGAAGACACATCTTGGGTTGCTGAATCCGAAGGAGTAACGCTCTCTAGCTTTGTAGCGAACATTACCTGTATCGAAATCACCTTCCATAGAAGTGGTAATCGGAGTTCTTTCAAAATGCTTAAACCCATCGGGACAGTCAGTCATCAGGAAGAATGCATCAGTATCCGTCAAGAAATGGTTGACTGAGTAGCCTTCTGGCAACAGTCCCATATTCTTGATTGCGTTGATGTCATTATCTGCCGTTCCAACTCTTCCTGGGGTATCGAGCAGCCTATCAGCAACAAACTGAAGTTGAGGCGGAACAATCAACTTGGTTCCCCGAAGGGCCAAGATCATGTTTCGATCATCAACGAAAGTTGAGATGTTGATCAAAGCGTTTTCCAGTGACGTTTCGTTAAGATCCGCCTGTGTTACCGCCCGGTTAGCAATAGTTCCACCATTAGAGAGAGGGTGTGCAGTGTTGATTAAAGATACACCGTCACCTCCAGCAAAGTTTGCGTTAAACGCATTGTTCAATACGTTTGCAGCTTTTACTTGCTTAGTGTGGGCCATGCTTCGTGCAAGAGCCTTTGTATATCGAGCGCCAAGGCGGTCATACAAATTATCTTCCACTGCTTCTTCCGTAAGGGAGAATGCAAGGGCTATAGTTTCGTGAGTGTAACGAGCGGTGAAACCTTCGCTTGCGCTATCGTACTGTACGCCTTGACCTTCATCCTTAGTGGATGCATTGCCAAAACCGACGATCATTACTTCTTCTTCAAATGCACGATCTGAAGATTCAGTATCAAAGATTTCTGCATGTTCGTTTTCGTAACGATCATACTCCATGCCAAACAAAGCGTTTAAGCCGGGCTCAAGTTCTTTAGCTAGTTGTGCGCGTGAAATTGCCATCTATTCAGCCTCCTTTACGCTAAACCAACTTGCTTCTGGCCAAACAGATGGTTCTGTATGGTGACAAGCACGTTAGTATTGGCTGTAGTTACATCTGAATTCTCAGGATCTGACGAGATATCCAGGGCTTTTAATGGCAATGCCGCTGTTGTTGCACCAGTAGTAACGTCAAGCTCAAGGTACGAAAGACCACTCGCTTCACTTCCTACTCCAGTGTTATCAACAATATCGAAATTACCAAACAAGTCTGCAACAGGGAAAGTATCGTCAGCTTGAATTTCAAACACATCCATAGGACTGTCAAAAATAAAAGCTACTGCATCAGTGGCTGCGTTTCCGGGCCAGTAATTGCTCCATGTTGGCTTGCTAGTAGTTGGGTCTGTATAAAAACATCCGTTAAATACGCCTAGGATAATAGTGCCAGTAGCACCACCTCCACTAGCTCTCGCAATACGAGTCACGTTACCGCCAGTACCTTGAGTGACAATGTCACCTTGGTAGATGTTAGTAGCGTTAGCCGTAGCTGCAGTTGTTATTCTGTAGCGAGACTGACCTGAAGAGTAGTAATTACCCTGTAGGTTCCGTACATAACGGAGTCCAAAAGGGGCATCTAAGTTTGCCATTTTTTAGTTCTCCTTAAACACAATCAAAGTTAATCATTTTTACTAGAAACACCAAAGGATACCTTACTCTTACGTTCTTGAGTTATCGGCATTCTAGGATCGCTCTCACGCATGAGATTATTATCTACAGCATTCATTTGATTTTCAGTCTGCTGCTCGTAATAAGCGTTCCTTTCATTCACTGTATCTACAGGTATTTTTCCAAGAATTAGACCGCCAACGCCCACAGTTCCAGCATGCTTCCCCTCATCAATTGTAGGCAAATTAAAGCCTACAACTTCAGACGGATGCACCGGCTCATAACCTTCCTGAAACCTTTTGTGTACATTAGTCTTGTCATCCTCATTTCTTATATGAGTTCTTATCCACCTATAAACCATGCCTTCTGGTGCAATTGGTGCGTCTAGCGCCTGAGGCGGCTTCCATGGCTGTCTGGATTTCTTTTCTTCCCTAGAAGCTTGGCTCCTTGGGGTTCTTTTAGATCCAGCATTTTTAGTTTCTGTCATGATGCCTGTAACCTCATTTTTTGTTTTGCGTATTCCTTGAACGGAACACCTAGTTTCTTGGCTAATGCCTGCTCACTAGGGGTAAGCTCAACTCTACGATCATTTTGACTGCGTCCATTTCCTGTCGTGCGCGTACCGGAAACTACGGTTTGGACGGGTCTTCCGTTGTTTCCTGCGTTAGATTCCGCTTTGAACCTGTTTGGAAGTTCTTCGCGTAATCTATTATCTAAATCAGAATAGTATTCATTAGACTCCAAGTCAATTCCAGAGTCAGCTAATTCTTGATGTATTACCATGGCTGTGCTTGTCATTATCTTATCGACACCAAACCATTCATTCTTCTCTGCCCACCCTTGAGCTTTTGAAGAAGGCTCAGAATACTGAGGCTGAGAATTTCTTTGAGCTTCTCTTTGCTGTTCGTATTCTTGAGGGGCTTGAGCTTGCCTAGCTTGAGATGCGGTCCAAACCTTCATCTCTTCTTCGTACTTAACTAAATCTCTTTTATATTGCTCAAGATTATTTCGTTCAGCTTCGCTTCTGGCTAACTTTTGTTGCGCGTCAGCCATTAGCTCAGGATCGCCAGACTCATAAGCTTTGCTTACAGAGCTTTTTGCTGCTTGCGATTGAGCATCTACTCTTCCTTCAAACTCGTTTTTATAGCTTTTTGAAAGATTTAAATTATCATTTGCCGTGGTATGGCTGTTTAACTGCATCTGTGAAGATAACTTAGTGTTCTCTTCTTGTAGCTGTTTAACATAATGCAGAGCTTGTAGCTCTCTGCGCTGATAATCTTTAGCCTGCTTAACAGCCTGGTTAATTCGCCCTTGGGCTGTCCTTGATTTTTTTTCTATCTCAGTTAGCTCTTCTTCGTTTTCACCTGCAGGAGATTTTTCAAAATCCTCACGAACTTTGTCTGCGGTAATAGGAGAGACTGCGGCGACATCTTCGTCGCTTAACTCTATAAAGGTAGACTCTTCCTGAGGAACTTCAGAAGTTCTTCTATCCTTCTCTGGAACAGCAGCTTTCTTTATATTGTCATCGTTTAAGTTAGCGAGAGCATCGCTTAAAGTTTCTTCTGTCATGACCTACCTCACAAAGCTTTAATATCATCGGGATTTAGAATGGTGCCAATAACTTCATCATCATTAATGATTCGTACTTCAGCATCATCTTCTAAAGAAAAACGAGCACCTGCATATCTGCCTATCAGCACCCAATCGCCTTCTTTACACCAAGCTTCTCCAGCAAATTTGCTTTCATCTTGATATGCGATTGGACCAACTTTCAGCACATAAGCAACGACAGTAGCCAAACCTTCTCTGTCAGTAGTCTGTTTGGTTAACAGAATACCAGCGTCAGTTTTTCCTTTCCCTTTGTAAGGTAGCACCAGTAAGCGCCACCCTGATGGGGTAGGCATTCTTTCTACTAGTGACTTATCTAGAACTGTTGGATCTAAAACTTTTGCTTCTTCTGGTATATATGCGTCTTTTAAAGACGGTTCTGCGATAATGTCTGTCGCCAGATCATTCATCGAAATCTCCTTCACCTTGCAACGCTTTCCTAAGTTCATCTCGCAGGGTGCGAAGCGCAGACAATTCACCCATTACGAATCGGTAATCTTCCATGTTTTTAATATTACCACTTGAAACGTATTGTACTCTATCACTTTCAAGTTGTTTTATTTTTTCATGTATAAAGTTTGCTAAGTTTACTGAATCCATTTAGCTATTCTTCTGCCCCGCCATAGTAAGATGGGGGAGCCATTCCAACAATGTTAGTCATTCTTGGGTCAGCCATTCCTGCATACTGAGGGGGTGGAGATCCATACCCTCCGAAGACATACGGATTTGGCGCTGGCTCAGGAACATACGTTGTTTGCGAGGGAGACATAGGCTCAGGCATTGGCATTGGAGGCTGCGGCGCGTTCCATGTAGAAGGATCTTGGTAATTAAACTCGCCTTCTAAAGTAGCTCCGCCATAATTTTGGCCTTCATTTTGCTGTCTAGCTGCATCAAACTTCCAGAATTCATCTTCAGAGAAAACACCGTCATCACCCATCTCAGCGCCTTTTCTACGCAAAGTGTCTAACGCTGCTTGGCTGTAAGATTGATCACGATTAACCCGGTTGTTTGGGTTTGTTCCATATCGAGAATCAGAAGGTCGCCAGTTATAAAGCTCTTCATCTGATATCAGGTTATCGCCATCCATATCAGCGCCAGCGTTTATATCAGCTAACGCTTGGGCTCTTAGCTCTTCATCAGCTTCATACCCTTGTGGTAAAGAACCTCTCCATGCGCTACCACCACCACTCATCATCATTGGTGGGCGGGGTTGCCTTTGCATCATCTCTTCTTCATACGGCTGATACATAGGCATTCTAGGACGCATCCTAGGAGGTTGATAAGGCATTCCTGAACTCTGCATTCGATCTTGCCGACTTGGGCCTCTGCGCGGAGGTCTTTGTTCAGCATTTTCTCTTGATCTAAACATTTCCATCATTTGCCTAATTTTATCTGAACGACCTTCATCGCGGCCCTGATCTGGCATGCGTGGCCTCGGAGGCTGACGTTCGGGAGATCTTTCACCTATGAGGTAACCAGGCGAAGGTCTTTCATTCATGATTGGACCTCTTGGCCCTATAGGACCGCGATTACCGCCTTCTCTTTCCATATCTCTAAGAACATCTTCTTTAGAAGGCATTGAAGGCATTGGACCTCTTGGCCCCATAGGTTCTGGCTCATATGAAATGCTTCTCATATCATCGCCATAAGGGCGAGGAGGCATTGAAGGCATTGGCCGCATAGGCTCATAATCCCTAGGCATTGGAGTTGCCTCCATGGGCCTATAGTTAGGCTTATTAGGCTCTCTATAAGCAGCCATTAAAATACACCTTCAAACTTTGTACCACGAAGTGCTGCGCCACCTCCGCGAGATTTTCCTTTGCCCATACCAGGCTTGGAAGAAGCATCTGTCTTTTCAATCTTGGTTTTCGCGTAGTTAA